ACGAGTATCACGCTCAAAATTACCTTCATAGTCAATATCTTGTGATGTTGAATTAAGAATCACAGGTACCTCTTTAACAATACCCATCTCAGGTATCATATTGAGTTTCATTGTATAGTCTGGTGTAAAGTAAGAAAGAATGTGTTCAATGATTTGTGTACCATCTTCAATGTTTCTTACATATAGATATAAATTGAAATCAAAGTTATATGGCACCGGATTGTATTGTGAAACTAATCCTGTGGCCGTCTGTGCAAAATTCTTAACATTGGTATTTTGTTTACGAGAAGAATCATAATTAAAACCAAGTAATTCAAAAGACATTCTTGGTAATGTAATCTGCGTTTTCTTATCTAAGTGTGGGTCAGTTTCTATACGAGTTACATAATCTTCTTTTGGTGCATATACGATAGGCACAATCATACGCTGTGCTTCAGAGTAATCTGGATTATATCGCACCAAAGTAATATCATTGAATAAGTTACCAAAACCTATCACATATTTTCTTAATGCACGGTTATAAAATATATTAGCCATTAGATACTACCAAAAGGATTTGTTTCAGCAAAGTTGACAATTGAATTTGCATTTTGCTCAATGATGTAATTATCATAAGTATCATCTTCTACATTATCACTTAATGGATCGTATGAAGATAATACATATTGTGCATTACTTGTCGCACCAGTAATCTTAATAGAACCTTCAATAAACTCACCAGCAATATTAGAAACAGTTAATGTATTGGCTGTAGAGGTGTTGGCACCACGAACCCATGATTGAACAATGGCCACGGCAGTTGCATTGGCCTGTGTATTGGCAGTTGATTGATATACAATTTCACCAAACTGGTAATTGCCTGTGCCAGCACCAAGATTGAGTTCGATAGTATATGTTGCCTGTGTGGCCGCATCGTCAATATCTCTAACACCAGTAGCAATAAGTTCACTGGAGAATTTGAACTTCTCTAAATGTAATTCATAGAAGTATGGTGCTGGTCGACCAAGCATATAGAAATCTCGGTCTTGGTCAGTAAAGGTAATCTCATACAATTCACCTGTACCATTTAAAAATGGAATCCAAATTAAATCACCTTCTCTTGGATTCTGAAATGTATTTTGTGGTACTCGTTGTGAAAAAGACCTTTTAGTAATAAGAACTTTAGTATGGTTTTTAATTTCAAGACCAAACTTAGAAAAGAATTCTTTTTCGCCAGTATAGTTGAGTGCTTCAGATAGATAGAACTCGACAGGAAATGCCGATTGAAATTTCTTAACTGGATCTTCACCATATAAAAGGTCACGAGCCGCATCATTGTCATTCGGAAGATACATTCCGTCAAAACCCATAATCTTTATGGATTCAACGATAAGGTCTTCCACGAGCCGTTGCTCTTGGAATCGAGAATTGTAGTTGTTGAAATATTGGCTGGTTGGCATAATTAGTTCATAAAGAATTCTAAAACGCCACCGTAATTGTTCTCCATATCTTTTTCAAGGTCATCAATTTCTTGCATAGCCTCTTCAAATATTTTATCACCATTTAGAACAACACCACCTGGTAATTGTATACCACCAAACTTTTTAAGATTTTCACCCCATTGGCGTTTAATCAAAGCAGTCGCATATCGTTTTAACCAACGGTCATTCCATACTCGGCTGTATACATTTGGATTAACAATAGTATAACAATCAACAATAACTATTTGGCCAACCGGAGCTTCTTGGTCTCCCCACGCCCAATCAATAAACAATTTTTCCATGTGGCGTTGATAACGAATTGGAACTTCACCAGTAAACAATTGTTCAAGCATACGAAGATGCTGCATTGTCATGGTGTAGTTGATGTATGATGCTGAAGTGAAGTCATATAACTCATTCAGTCTTAACTGATACCGCAAGTCAAACATATCAACACTTGCTTGTGAATCATTAAGTGGGAATATACGAGTAACACCTACAATTTGTGTAGCTGCGTTGGCATTATCAGTCACATTACTTAAATCAAGATACTTGTTATCAATATCTTGTTGTGTAATTTCGTGGATGTAATAAGTCTTTTGTAGGCCGTCAAAATGGTAGTCTTGAAAATATTGTAGAGCATCATCAACACGATCCTGAACTTGGTCTGGATCGACATTTATCTCTATGACTGGAAAGCCAAGCTTGCGTAGGCAGTAGTCTGTAAATTGGTCTCGATTGGTAACTGTTGCCATGTTGTCCTCAACATTATAGATATCCTGTATTTAGGTGATGAGGATATTGGTTTAAGCTGTGTATGTTCCTGAAGAAGTGAATGTGTGAATAGTATAACCACCAGAAGAAGTTACTGTGCCGCCTGTACCACGTTGAGCACCTAGATAACGAACAATCACAATACCTGAACCACCTGCGCCGGACGTTCCAGCATAATTTCCACCGCCACCACCACCGCCTGTGTTTGTTGTACCTGAAACAGCCGAATAAATGTTGCTACCGCCACTTCCGCCACCACCAGAACCTCCACTTCCACCACTAGAATTTGACTGTAATGCACCACCGCCACCGCCTGCACGAGTTACTGATGATCCAGTAATAGAAGAAGATACCCCATTGCCACCATTACCACCAGAGGATGATGTGCCGTTGTCACCACCAGAACCGGCGCCGCCACCACCACCGCCACCCCAGCCACCGCCACCACTACTACTTGAACCACCAGCGTAACCTTGACCTGCTGTACCGGATCCGCCGGGTCGTGAATTTAAACCGCCGCCGCCTGAACCACCACTAACACCAGCAGATTCTCCGCCGTTTACACTACCACCACCGCCACCACCACCGCCAACAGAGGTAATACTTGCAAAAACAGAATTACCACCTGAACCTCCACTACCATAACTAGTTCCTGAGCCACCAGCACCGACAGTAACGGTATATGCTGTTGATGCAAAGACTGTAAGTGATGATTCTGCACTTGCTCCACCACCTGAAGTTTCTCCGGTCACGTTGGTTCTATATCCTCCAGAACCGCCGCCGCCGCAAGATGTATTTACATTACTACCACCACCTCCAGCACCGCCAGCAATAACAAGATATTCAATGGCATAATTTCCGGCAGCTTGCGTTGTTAAAGCTTTCCAAGCTGATCCATCATAAACTTCATATTCATTATTTGTAGTATTAAATCTTATCATTCCAGTAGTTGGAGATGCTGGTCTTTGTGCTGTAGTACCTGCTGGCAACGCAATATATCCTGTGGCTGAATTTGATTGGTTTGATACTGCTGTAATAGAAGAAGGACCGGTAGCACCTGTTGGTCCTGTAGGACCAGTTACACCTGTTGCACCAGCTGGTCCTGTTGGTCCTGTTGGTCCATTAGGTCCCGTAGGTCCATTTGGTCCATTTGGCCCCGTAGGTCCTGTAGCACCTGATATTCCTGAGCCTGCAACGAAACTTTGATAGATTGGCATTTTTTTCTAATTAACTTTTTGGATATTTATTTTTAACGGCCTGAATCTTCTCTGCCATTTCTTCAGGAAATACACCTGCATGAAACAGAGCATCTAACTGGTCACCAATGGATGGGTATTCATTTACTCTATCATATTTGTATTGATTTGGATCTTGCCAGGCATTGACCAAATCCATATCAATTTCTACTTGATTACCTTGTGCATCATAAGCAACATCACCAATGGTAGAGATAACATTTGGATATAGTTTTTGAATTGTTTTTAATTGTTTTACGGTAATCATACTGAAATTTCCATAAGTGTCATCATAGAAGGATAATCGCCAAGTTGAGAAATAACTGTTCCACCGTCATTTGTTGTTCCAACTTTATGTTGCATTTTATATGTAATAGTAGAAGTTGTTGCTGGGGAATCCAAATAACTTAACCCTACAACCGATTGCAAATCATGGTATGGATAACTACCGCCAGCTGGATTTCCAGCAGTTTGATTCATAACTTGAGCAAAATCTTTGGCTACAGTATTTGTGCTTGGAATATTTCTTAATAAACGAACATTTCCATATTGAAAAGCAAATTCTCTATAAATGTATAAGTTTTGACTTATAAGAACTAAAATTTTACTTGTTGCAAATTTAGGTGTAATGGTTGCTGTTAGTCCATTATCCGTATAAGTTGTTGAAGATAGTGATACTTGAGTTGAATATTCATTTTGAACCACCTGTAATACCAATCCAGGTATTCCAGAAATTTGACTATCAGTACCGTTAAGTGTAATAGCCATTATTCAATAGCAGCTAACTGCTCTTCTGTTGGCTGAGCCAATGTTGCATGAGTCCAAGACCGAATATAATCACCACGGCCATCTGAATCATTCTGAAGCATG